AATCTGTTGACGTGGGGCCTGACACAGAACTCGCCGGTGATTTCGGTCTTGGCGGTGGAGACGGGCGTTTATGGCGTCGGGCCGCCGTCGCCGTCTCCGGTGTGGGAATGGGCCGCATCGTATTGCGCGGTGGGCGCTCTCGGGTTCTCCGATGATCCGGCCCGGCCGTTGCAGACCCTCGAAATGCCGTTCTGCCTGGAGGCGCCGGTGCAGGTGCGGTTTACACCGGCTCAGCTCAACTCGCTTGCCGCAAGCGGTCTTGCTGTCCAGGCGACGGACCCGAGCGGAAACCCGATGGTGATGATCGAGCAAACGCAATATCAGTTCAACGCGTTCGGTCAGGCGGATACGGCGTTCGGCCTGCTCACCATCCTGGCAACGCTGCAAGAGCTTCTCCGGCGCATGAAGAGCGCAATCACCACGAAATATCCGCGCGTGAAGCTCGTTCCCGACGGCACGCGCCTGTCTCCTGGTCAAGCCGCAGTGCAGCCATCCGACGTCAAGGCCGAACTCGTTGCCGAGTTCATCGCCGCGGAGTTCGATGGCCTCGTGGCGGACCTTCCGGACTTCAAGGCCAATCTGCTCGTGCAGATCGACAGCCAGAACCCGAACCGGCTGAATGTGCTGTGGCCGCCGCAGCTTGCCGGCCAGCTCCGGCAATTCGTCGCGCTCGCTCAATTCCGCCTGCTCTATCCGCAGACGGTTCAGTAAGCTATCTCTCAGATTCGCGGAGGATCATAAAACATGGCTTCGACAGCTCAACGTATCGGCGGAACGCTTTCGTTCCGTGTCGACGGCAACACCTTGGAGGCGCGCGGCGCCTTCCAGGTCATGCCGTCTCAAGTCAAGCGCACCGGTGTTGCCGGGGCGGACGGTGTTCACGGCTACATCGAAGAGCCGGTCGTTCCCTCGATCAAGGGCGACATTTCGATCGGCAATAACCTCTCGATCGAGGACTTGGAGAACTTCACGGAGTCCACGGTTCAGATCGCTCTTGCCAACGGCCGAACCTATGTGCTCACAAAGGCGTGGATCACGGCTGGCAGCGTGGTCGACGCGCACGATGGTAAGGTGCCCGTCGAGTTTCAGGGCATGAGCTGTCAGGAAATCTAAAAACGCGCAAAATGCGCTGAGGGAGTCTATCGATGAGTGACGACGTCAAGCAGGAGCAAAAAACCGCGGTCGAGGTCAAACGCAGAAAGTTCGTGCTGAGCAAGCCGATCATGGTGTTTGACGAAGAAGTCTCCGAGCTGAATTGGCGCGAGCCGAATGGAACGGACTTCGTCAAGATCGGCAACCCGGTGAAGTTTCAGCCCTTCACCTCTCCAGTGTCGATCGAGCATGACATGCAAAAGATGATTGCGATGCTCTCTCGACTCACCGGCGCTCCGTCATCGTCATTGGAGCGCCTGTCGCCAAACGATCTCGCCACGCTGGCGTGGGAGGTGACCCCTTTTTTTATTCCGAGGATGTGACCGACATATCCTCAGACTTGCTGAGCGCCTGCATCGATCTCGCCCTTTGCTTCAAATGCGATCCGTTCACGTTTCTTGATCTGCCTCAAGAGCAGGTGATGACGCTTTATCGGATCACCGCCAGCCGGCTGGCCCAACTCAAACAGGAGTGAAGCGCCTTGTCGCAGGAAGATACTTTGCGGATGGCGGCTGAGATCGTCGACAAGTGGAGCGGCCCGCTCCGCGACATGACGAAAGCTGTGCACTCGCTCCACGACATGCTCACCAAGACGCATGAGGAAGGCTCGAAGCACGCGAAAGAGCAGGCGAAAGAGCAGGCCGAAGTTTCCGAGCGCATGAAGGAAACCGGGCGCACGATTCGGGAGATCGTGACGCCATCAATGGCAGCGCTCGGGATCTCCGTGCTTGGCGCGGGCGAGACGATCGCGAAGCTCATCGAAAAGCTCAAAGAAGCTGGCGAGGGCTTCTATAAAATCCAAGGCGTGATAGCGCACACCGGCTGGCCGAACGAAAAGGTCCAGGTCTACACCAAGGCGCTCGAAGAAATGGGCGTGCCGACCGAGCAGGCGCAGAAGTCGCTTTCCGACATGGGCGACGCTCTCGCGCGGCTTGGCCGCCGCGATCCTGAAGAGGTTCGGCGCTGGTCCTCGATGTTCAACAACATCGATCCGCTGATCGCGAAACTTGAGCACCTGCATTCGACCGCGGAACGGATGGATGAGGCGTTCGATTTCTTCAAGCGCAATCCGAACATTCCTCCAGATCAAAAGGCGAAGTTTTTCGGCGAGCTGTTGCACATGCCGCCCGAGCTGGCGGCCGTCACGGCGAAACAGTGGGAAGAAGAGATCGAGCACGCGCGGGAGTTCTTTGCGCAGCATCCGCCGCTCAGTACGGAGGATATGTGGAATCTCAAGGAATCGTTCCGCACGCTCCGCGAAGAGATCGAGGGCATCGGGCAGGATTTTCTCGACGCGTTCGCCGGACGTGGCGCCGATGCTGTCCGCTCACTCGCGGAGGTGATCCACCACAACGTCGAAGACATGAAGCAGTTGGGTGAGGATCTGAAAGCGATCGGCGAAAAGTGGGAACGATTCAAGGGCCGGTTGGGCATCCCCGAGTTCAGCGAGATTCCGGAGAATGAGCGCGTGCCGGCGAAGCCGCCTTGGACGGCGCGCGGACTGCCGCCGTTTGACGGAAGCCTTGGATCGAAAGCGCCGGGCGGCGGCTTCCACCCAATGGCCTTCGAGGCCGGCTCCGACACGGAAGCCATGAACCTGATGGCCCGTGCGACCAAGACCGGTGTCCTGGAGGCCCTGCGGGAATTTGCCGGTATGGCGCCTCCAGGCGGCCAGACAGGCGGCTTTCAGAACGCGGCCTATACCGTAGGCGGCGGCGCCGGATGGGCCATGGGCGCGGCTGGCCGGGGTGCCACGCCTCGATCTTGGGGCGGTGGGGGCTATCGGGCGCTGAGCGAGGGCGAGGTGCCGGCCGGCGAGGCTGGTCATGGCGGCCGGGTGAGCGCGAGCCGCATGGGAACGGCTCAAATCGTGGCCGATGAGTGGTCCCGCGCCGGCATGTCGCGCGATGGCATCGCCGGCCTCATGCAAAACCTGATGGATGAATCGAGCCTCAACCCGAACCTCCGGCATTTCGATCAGCCGAAGTTCAGCGGGGAAGCGGCCTTCGCGCACGGCCTCTATCAGGAGGGCGGAACGGAATGGAATCACTATTCGGCCTGGCTGTCCAAGAACTATCCCGGCGCGGACTGGCGCGACCCTGCTTTGCAAAGCCGCTTCGCCGCGTGGAATCTCAAGACCAACTACCCGAGCACGTGGCAAAAGATGCTCCATGCAGATCGCTTCCACGCCGCGGCGGACTACGTCAACGAGTACCTCAAGCCGGCGGCGCAATATCGCTACGGCCGGATGTCGCGCTATCTGCACGGCGGTGTCGCCGATCTCGACAAGTACACCGGCGGCCGCAGCATCGCCGCGCACCTTCATGACATGGTGTCGCGCGGCGGATTGCACAGCGGCGGCGGTTCAAGCAAGGTCGAGGGTTCGGCGGACCTCAATGTGAGGTTCGAAAACGCGCCGCCCGGTGCACAGGCGTTCATGAAATACAATGGCCTTTTCAAAAGCGGCCGAGTTGATTGGGGTTATTCTATGCCACCGTCAGACCCTGGCGGAGGAAACTGAGCGATGGGGATTCCTGATGGTCGCAATCGCAATCGTGCCTTGGCGTGCCGAGCTGCAACCCGCATCGTACAACGGCGCGGGTTTCTTCGTGAGAGTCCAGACGCGCGGCGGTGGTCGGCGCATTGCCAACCACGAATATCCGAAGCGTGACACGCCATATGCTGAGGACATGGGGCGCAAGTCGAGGCGCTTCACGGTGACCGGCTACGTCATCAACGGTCCGCTGACGATCGATTACCGCATTGATCGTGACATTCTGGTTTCCGCGCTCGAAGCGGAGGGCCCTGGCAACCTCATATTGCCCACCGGCCTCGTGCGCGCTGGCGAAACCCGCGTCACGATCGAGAATTTTTCGGTCTCTGAGCGCGAGGACCGCGGCGGCGAAGCCGTCTTCGAAATGGTGTTTCTCGAAGCCGGGATCAATACGGCCACCATCGTCTCTGTCGATACGCAGGGACAGGTCACATCATCGGTGAACTCCGCGGTTGGCCCGACGTCGACAGGTCCGATTCAGTCGCTGACGTTCGGCTCCGCGCCGAACACGGCGGACTTCTCCAACACGTTCATCGGTTCATCGGACATAACGGCGCTCGCATGATCACCCTCGTTGACCTGAATGAAGCCATCGGCTTCGCGACACAGGTTTTGCAGAAGCTTCAGCGCATCTTGACCGGCACGTCGGCGCCGACCGCGAACTTTCTTTGCTCAGAGCTGATCGTGAACGGGGCGGTGGAGCTGCACGCGGGCGGGAATCAGTTCTGGATCGATTTTGCCAACTGCTTCGAGGCAACGCAGCAAGCTGGCGTCGCGTTCGCCGACATGCAAACGGTGCTCAATCTCGCAAACGGCTTTGCACCTGTCGGGCGCGCGGCCATCGCCGTCAAGAACTTTGCAATTCGTATGAGCATCGTTGAGCAAGCGCGCATTCTGGCCGCGACGACGTTCACGAGCCGGCAACAGATCGACGACCTGTTTAGCCAGATCGATGCCTCGCTTCAGGCCGCGGAGCTGACGGCGGCTGACAATCTGGACAATGTCGCGTATCTGTTGCTGCTCAATATTCACGCGGCCGTCTCAAACGATCTTTCGACGCGGTCCTTCACCCTGCCGCAAATGGTTCAGGTCAACTATTCGTCGCGGATGCCGTCGCTTTGGATCGCGCAAAACGTCTATGGCGATGCCTCGCGCAACGATGAGATCATTGCGGAGAACGCGGGCGTGATTCATCCGTTGTTTATGCCGACAACTGTCAACTGTCTGGCCCAATAATAATGCCGAACCCAACTGAGATTTGCACGGTCACGGCGGACGGACAGCAATACTCGATTTGGGAGCAAATCGAGATTCACCGGGCCGTCTTTGGCCTTAGCGGCGGTGTCAATCACGCGTTGATGACGGTGTCCGAGATATCGACCGGTGCCGCGGCGTTTTCCTCGCTGAAGTTGACCGTCGGCGATCTGGTCACGATGAAGCTTGCCGGAATCGAGGTCATGAACGGTTTCGTCTATCTGCGGCAGACCGTTTTCGACGAAGGAGTCCATGCTGTTCAAATTGGCGTCTCATCTCGCTCCGAGATCGTGACGCGAACCACCGTTGACGTGAAGCCGGGCACATATCCAAATCAGACGATCAAACAAATTGGCTCCGCCGTTTTCGGCAAGGTGGGCGTTGGCTTCAATGTCATCGGCAGTCCCGATGGCGCCGATTTGAAGTTCAAGCGCGCGTGCGAGCACCTTGGCGAATCGCGGTTCGCTTTCATCGAGCGGCTGTGCAGGCTGGTCAATCTCCACATGCTCGATGACGGAAAAGGAAATATCAACGCCTTCCGAGGCCCGCAGGGCGACACCGGCGTGATGTTGCGCGAGGGCGTGAACATCAAGCGAGCCCGGTTGCTCTTGCAGATTGACGACCATGTCCCGGAGCTGGAAGGCATCGGGCAACAGAGCAACCCGCAATCGGGGCCGCAGGGCGCGCAAGTGAGCGCTCAGACAACCGTCACCTCTCCAGGCAAAGAGGTGACCGGCAAGGTAAAATTCGGCGTCGAAGACGAAGCCGGCCCGCAGTTCGTCCAACATCGCGTCAATCATCAGGGCGACTATGACGCGATGAAAACCGTGGATGGCATCGTGACCGTTCAAGGCTGGTTTGCGCCGGACGGTCAATTATGGTGGCAAAAGGTAAGCCAGAGGATCACGGTCTATTCGCCGCTGATGATTCCAGAGAACTCGATGGGGTTCGTCATCAAGGAAGTCATCCATCGTCAGAGTAGCGCGGAGGGTACGACAACTGATATTCTGCTTACCAACCCACGTGGCATCGGTGGGCCGCCGCTCGAAAACGTCAATCCGTGAGGTAGCAAATGCGCTTTACGTCTCCGCGAGATCACGGTTACCGCATCGGCAACTCTGCATCGCGGACAACGG